GACGAGGTGTTTGATTATGACCACAACAACTGAGAAATTGTTATCAGATGTTATTAGTACGATCCACGAGCGCGGAGCGGTCTACGGCCATCCTTACTATAACCACAAAAGGATCAGTGAGTTGTGGTCTGCATACCTCGACCATCCAATTTCAGCAAGTCAAGCTGCGCTATGTATGGCACTCGTCAAGGTTTCTCGGCTTACAGAAACACCAGATCACCAGGACAGTATCAAAGACGCCATTGCTTACGTTTCGATATACAAGACCGTCTTGGAAGCAGAGCAAGACAGCGAGTTTACCTGGGGGGATGACTAATGGCATTTAATTTACAAGATTACGAAACAGTCGAGAGCCGACTAGAAAAGTTCTGGAAGGATTACCCAGATGGAAGAATCACAACAAAACTCGAACAAGCTACAGACATTAGATACATTGTTAGTGCTCAATTATTTAAGACGGAAGCCGATCCACAGCCGTGTGCGACTGGGCTTGCTAGTGAGAGCATTAGTGATCGCGGTGTTAATTCAACGTCTGCATTGGAGAACGCTGAGACTTCAGCGATCGGCCGAGCACTTGCAAACGCTGGTTATGCAGCTAAGGGCAAAAGAGCAAGCCGAGAAGAAATGGCAAAAGTAAATGCACAAGAAGCAAGCACATTTAAACCTAAGTATGGCGCACCAGGATCAAAGTCAGCTGCTATGGAGTATGCGCTTCATATTGTGGAGACACAATCTAAAGCTAGTGCTAACGAGCCTGTGCCTGTTACTTGGTCTGTTGGGGAAACTATTAGCGAAGTTGGCCAAGTACCTGATGTTAGTTTTGTTTGCAGGCATGGTGATATGGTGAAAAAGACCGGCACTGCTAAGACTGGTAAACCATACGCAGGCTTTGTATGTGTTGGAGCAAAGGGCGATCAGTGTGATGCGAAGTGGGCAAAACTCACAGCTGCTGGCACATGGTTTTGGCCTGACGATTCAGAAGAAGGAAAGGGGGGCGAATAAATGGGATATGTTGAGATTATTGATGGCTCAGGTTATCTAGCACGTTTAGAGGACGGCAAGACAACCATAGAGCCAACATCAGACAAATGCATGAGCTGTAATGACGACAGATTGATGCATGATGGTAAGTATTTGGTATGTACTCAGTGCCACTGTAGGCAATAAGGATATTACCATAATGTATACAAAGTTCAAGTGTAATGGTTGCAAGCGTAATACCGAGTTCTTATGGCTTGACCAACTCGATACACCTGAAGGATTTAAGGCCTACCAATGTATGGACTGCGGTACGGTGGGCGTTAAAAATATCGCAGAAGCTTTGGATGTATCTGACGGTGATATATCCAGATGTGCAAAGTGTGGTAGTTGGAAGTTCTCCTCCGTGGTCTGCCACACTTGCCAGTTGATAGGGGCTAAAGATGCCAACGTATGAATACAGCTGTAGAGAGTGCGGCACGCATGGATCTATTCACAGCTCATTTAATGATGATGTGCCAACTATGCAGTGTCCAAAATGTAAGCTAGATATGAGTCGCTTGTACTCAGCACCTGGGCTAGTGTTTAAGGGTAATGGCTGGGGCGGTAAACCATAATGAGAGAATCGGACGAGCAATATACGCCAAGCTGGATCTTTGAAGCATTGAACGTGGAGTTTGACCTAGATGTGTGCGCACCAGAGGGTGGGGTTGATTGGATACCAGCTAAAAAGCATTATTCATTAAAAGACGATGCTTTAACGCAAAATTGGGAAGGATTTGTGTGGATGAATCCACCATATAGCGAAGGCAAAGTGTGGCACGAAAAGTTTGCAGCTCACGGAAATGGCATTTGTTTAGTGCCAATGGCTAAATCGCTATGGTTTCAAGAAATGTGGAATCGTTCAGAAGTTAGTTTATTGGTTATCAAACCCAACGTTAAGTTTGTTCTTCCCAATGGCAAAACGAATCAGATATTTATGCCTGTTATATTGGCATCAATGGGATCTATGGGTCGCAAGGCATTGATTGATTCAAACTTGGGTAAAGTCCGTTGAGCGAGGCTGGTTATGATTATAACTGGATTGATCAGTACAACATTGTGCCATTTTACGACACGCCGTCTCACCTGCGGTTTTGCTGATGGATTTGGTGGCATATGATACGCTCTAGATCGCATTCGCCATCAAGGCGAAAAGGCGAGCCCCGTAGGGGAAGGCTCGCAAGGTGCACGCTAGTTGGGCTCGCTCTATTCATATTCATTTCATCGACTTGGTTAATAGATGAATCTCAAGCAACAGATAGACCTAATCATTATCGTCAGTGGGCTTTCATACAGCTTAATAACTTAGATGAGTTTCATTGCTTAGATGAGTTGTATTACAAAGAGTCTAGGTGGAATCCATTAGCACGTAATGGTTCACACTATGGCATACCACAAGGTAGAAGTAAGTGGCTTGCTACAGTCAGTGGTTATAAGCAAGTAGAGTGGGGTATTAAATATAATAATCATAGATATGGTTCTATGTGTAAAGCATTACATCATTTCAAGACAAAGGGTTGGCATTGAGCGAACGTGCGATAGGTAGTGGTAAGTGGAAGAAGCTACGCATTACCATATTAGATCGTGATGGTTGGCAGTGTGCAATATGCCATAGACCAGCACACACAGTGGATCACATCATACCTAGAGTTAAGGGTGGGGATATGTGGAGTCCATCCAACTTACAAAGCCTTTGCAAATCGTGTAACTCATCTAAGTTATTAAGCTGTATGAAAGCCCACTGACGATAATGATTAGGTCTATCAATGGAAACGGAATGTGCTTTTTCAAAGCCTAAAATGTTGGCTAAACATATAGCTGACCCAACTAGCCAGCACCTTGCGAGCTTCCCCTTGCGGGCTCGCCTTGTGGCTTTGTGAGCCACTGCTTCACTAGAGCCTAGCATATGGTGTCAAATCGAGCGTGAAATTTGTAGATTTTAAAATCATCTGTATCAGACCAAGTTTGGTCATAACCACCAGTCATATAGACATCCACCCTTCATATTCTGCATCTGGATTAGCTAAATGCCATTCAATTTTTAACTTGTTTTGATGCTCCCAATCATACGTGTGATCGTGGCCTGGTTCATCGCACATTACATTGCTATCCCATCGGCTATGTGTAAATACCCCACTTGCTTGATACGTGGTGCATTGTCCTCAAAGTCCGTTGTAGTAGGCATTGGCCTATCTTTCCAAACAGGCTTATTAAGTTTTGTCAAGTTAAAAGCCCATATGCCCTCTGGCGTGGCATTGATATACCAAGCTGTAAATGATTTACGTAATGCAGCCATCGTCAATGATTCCCATTTAGATTTTTCAACCAATAACTCAGGATAGTGATTACGCCTGGCTTTGAGCTCTATGTACATACGACTTTGCGATGACACACAATCCCAAGCGTCATATTCCGATGATCGCTGAAGATCAGGCACATAACGCCTTTTAATGTAATTAAACATTTGATCTTCAGTAATCACGGTTTACTACCCCAGCCAGTACCCTTGAAGACTAAGCCAGGTGCTGAGTAAAGCCTGTTCATCTCTAACTTGCATTTAGGACATTGCATAATAGGCACATCCTCGTTGAATGAGCTGTGAATAGATCCGTGCGTGCCACATTCTTTACAGCTATATTCATACGTTGGCATTACTTTGCTCCAATCAGTTGGCAAGTGTGGCAGGCCACGGTGAAAAACTTCCAACTACCACACTCATCACATCTGCATATATCCGAATCTGGTATATGCAAAGCCTCTGCTATATTCTTAACGCCTACAGTGCCGCATTCCATACACTGATAAGCCTTGAATCCATCTGGCGTATCAAGCTGATCGAGCCATAGGAACTCGGTATTACGCTTGCAGCCATTACATTTAAATTGTGGGTGCATTATGGTAATATCCCTATTGCCTGCAATGGCATTGAGTACATACCAAATGCTTACCATCGTGTATAAGTCTGTCGTCATTACAGCTCATACATTTATCAACTGTTGGCTCTATGGTTACTTTGTCGTTTTCCAATCGTGCAAGGTAACCTGAGCCATCAATAATCTCAACATATCCCATTATTCGCCCCCCTTCTCACTCGGAAAGAACCAGCTGCCTTGTGCATCTTGCTTAGCCCAGACTGCGTGTTCTTTAATTTGACCAAGACATACATAACCGTAATATGGTTTGTTTGTTGCCTTAGTAATACCAGTACGTAATACGTGGCCTTTATCGCAGCACACGGCTGGTGGATTCGGTTTCACCGGTGCTTTAAACTCTGGTGTATTCCAATGTGTTGGATCTTCTAATTTGTTTTCGACTGCAAATACCGCTCCAGTTCCAGAATTAGCAACGCGTTGCATTTCTGTGCGGCTAGGCCTTGCACCCTTTTTCGAATAGATGTAATTAGCCAGAGCCCTACCGATTGCGGAACTCTCTGCAAGTTCGCAAGCAAACTTATTAAAGCTCGATCCAGTACGGATCTCGGATGCCCAGCCAGTCGCAACTGGCACTGTATCAGCCGTAGTTCGATAGAGACGAGCCACAAACACAAACTCATCTGCACCACCATTAGGGCGATTGATAAGTTCTGTTTGAATAGACCCATCTTCATTATCTTTCCACCATTTCTCTAATCGTTCTTCAACGGTTTCATAATCATCTAAATTAAATGCCATCTACCCACGCCCCCTCGTCTTGCATTGCATCGGTTATTGTTTTAGCGATAGCGATGTATCCAAGCGCATCGGTGTAATTGTCCAGCACTCGTGAATCTTCAGCTTGTCTGCTGATTTTGACCAATGCCATACAGATTGCAACTTCATTCGGTTGAATTGGATACCCCAGGTAAGCTGACCAGAGCTCGGCAATTCGTTTATGGTTT